GTGAGATTTCGAATGCGTGAAGGTTTTCACTTTCATGGTGATACCAAACCAGGAGATTGTGGATCGTTGCTCGTAATACATCAAAAGAGCATTCCCCGCAAATTTCTGGCGATTCACAATCTTGGATCTTACAGTGGAACATGAGGTTTTAGTGCACTCGTAACTCAAGAGATGATTAAGGAACTTACTCATTATGATGAGTGGGCGAACGAAGAATCCCAAGACCAGGAAGAACTATACCCCCAAGGAAAGGATGGATTAATCGCTCAACACCAAAGAGACTTTAAAACAGTTGCTTTTGATGTTGAAGACCCCCCTGAGGAGTTTATGGCGCAAGGTGAGGATCTTGTCCATATGGCACCGATTGGTAATTTCTCCACTATTGGAGTGATTGCCCCTAGGTACTCTCCTCGAATACCTACCAAAACGAACATTAAGAAGTCAGTTATATTTGATATGATGGCTCCTCATTGTACGGAACCGGCAATTCTAAGCCCAAGTGATCCCAGGAATATCTCCGGAAATTCTCCACTTCAGCGTGTGCTGAATAAGGAAGGAGAAGCTACTAAGATGTTTCCAAGACGGGAATTCCGCTTTGCGGTTGCAGATATGCAAATGGAATTGGTGATGCCGAAACCTCGAGATATGACTAAACTTCTAACGATGCAAGATGTACTCGGTGGGAACGAAGACGTGCAAGCTATGAATTTGGCTTCTAGTCCTGGTTTCCCTTGGGTTGCATACCGCAAAGGAAGAGGAAAAGCTGGTCTAATCTCGAATGATGGATTTGGAAATTACACTTTGGAGCCCGAGCTTTCTAAGTACGTGACCCGAGGTGTGAATATGCTGATTAACGGAACTCGTCCGTTCAATTGGTGGTTGATATGCCTTAAAGGTGAGCGAAGAACCAATGACAGAGTTGCTGATGGCAACACTCGAGGTTTCACTATCGCACCTGCGCATGTGACAGTCATTCATAGAATTTTCTTTATTGACTTTATCACTGCGTTCCAGAGAAATAAGTTACAATCTTTCTCTGCGATTGGAATTGATCCACCTACTGAGTGGGAGACTATGTTGAGACGCATGGAAGAAGTGTCAGATGCTGGATTTGATGGTGATTTTAGTTGCTTCGATGGAAAGTTGCAACCAGAATGTATTGAAGCTGCAATTGAGTCTATCTCGGATTGGTATGATGATTATGCTGATGGTCTGTACATCGAGGTTGGTAACTATCGACACAGATTGAAAAGTGAAGAGTGTAGACGTATTCGTCGACTACTCTGTGATGAGATCATTCACACAAACCAGATAGCCATGAATTGTGGATATCAAAAACACCAAGGAATCCCCTCTGGCTGTGCCCTAACTGTCATCCTGAATACTATGGTAAATGCAATTTATTTGCGTTCTGCTTTCTATTCAATAACGGGCATGTTTAAGGCAGGTGCTTTTCGCGAGCACGTGCGTGAGACAATCTATGGAGATGACAACATGTTGGCTGTAAGTTCCGAGCTACAACCAATATTTAATTTTGACTCGGTTGCCAAGTTTTTCGCTGAACATGGCATAAAATATACCCCAGCGGAAAAGACTGCTGAAGGAGTTCCAATACGACCACTATCTGAATTGGGATTTCTGAAGCGAAAGACTGGATGGTACGAAGGACGAGTTCGTGTCCCATTGATGAGTCGTGATACAATTCACGAGTTGTGTAACTGGGTACGAGCTGATGTTGAAGAAATGGAAGTCCCGCAATTAATGGAAAACTTGCGAGATGCCCAGGACTTTATGTTCTTCTACGGAAAGCTGGAATATGAGACGTTTCTTAGGAAATTAAACACTTGCCTCGGCGCAGTGGGACTTCAAAGGGTTCCATCTGCGTTCGAAATCATGGACACCTGTTATCGGACCAAGATAGCCTAAATCATGCATAATGTGCTTTATGGCGGAACCTTGGTGGCCCGATCGGTGTTTTTCTACGTAATCTTTTGTTTTAACTTCAAAAAAAAAAAAAAAAAAAAAAAACGGAA